AGAAAGAAATGAAATTGACCTTTTGGGAATTTCTTAAGTATAATAAACCTGATTATATACAGCCTGAGTAAAATGGAATTGAAAGACTGGTTAAATTCAATTAACCAAACTAAAAAGAATTTAATGGATGAAGATCCAACGGCAGAAAAGGAATATGCTCCTTATATTATTAATCGCTGTTTATCAGGTCAAATTGATACTATTCTTTTTGCAAACGCCATGAACCAAAATCATTTTCTTCCAAAGAAAATGCAATATGACTTTTTTATAAATAGTCTGAGGAAAAGGAAGAGATATTCTCCTTGGCTCCAAAAGGATAAAATCAAAGATCTTGATTATGTCAAGCGTTATTATGGTTATAGTAATGAGAAGGCAAAACAAGCTTTGAGGATTCTTACAAAAGAACAACTTAATTTTATAAAATCGAAATTTGAAACTGGAGGAACAAAATGAGTGTTGTAAATGAGCCAATTGTAAAATGGACACCAGATATGATGATTGAAGTCTTATTAAATGAACCTGATGATTTTTTGAAGGTTCGTGAGACTTTGACACGTATTGGGGTTGCTTCAAGAAAGGAAAAAAAGATATATCAATCTTGTCATATTTTACATAAACAAGGTAGATATTATCTCGTAAGTTTTAAAGAACTGTTTGCCTTAGATGGCAAACATGCAAATCTAACTGTAAATGATGTTCAGCGTCGTAATCGTATCGCTCAACTTCTTGCTGATTGGGGTTTGATTGAAATTGTTGATGTAAACAAAATTCAAGATATTGCTCCTTTGAATCAAATTAAAGTCTTGGCATATAAGGATAAGGGTGAATGGATTTTAGAAACCAAGTACAATATTGGTTCTAAGAAAAAGAAAGACGGGGAAACCGAATGATCAAGTAGGGGGTTTACTACCCCTTTTTTTGTGAGAAGTTGTATAATTATAAACGGATGCCGAAAGGGTCCATAAAATACAAACTCGCTTTTAAGGAGCTACTATAATGACAAGCATCGGTAAGTATTATGCTGCGGATCTTCCTACTTTAATGGATAAGATCACACGCAATAGTATTGGAATGGATGAGTATTTTGATCGTCTATTCAATCTTCATGAAACAACTTCAAATTATCCTCCATATAATCTAGTTCAACTAAGTAATGTTGAATCTCTTCTAGAACTTGCACTTGCAGGATTTAAAAAGGAGGAAGTTCATGTCTATACTGAGTGTGGAAAACTTTTTGTTGAAGGTCAAAAAGAAGATAAAGAAACTGATACTCGCTACGTCCATAAGGGACTAGCTCAGAGAAGTTTCAAGAGAGCATGGACACTATCAGACGATACTGAAGTAAGAAATGTGCTATTTGAGGATGGCCTACTAAAGATCACTTTAGGTAAAATTATTCCTGAACATCATACTCGCAGGGACTATCTATAACTAAATATAGAAAAGCTCATAATTTAAATGAAATCTTTTCAGCAGTTTCTTAATGAAATAAAAACCATTAAGTACCCTATGTCAAAAGCACATACGGTATATCTTAATGGAAAGGTTCAGAAAGTTCCTGCTGGAAAAGCAGTTCCATTTAACCCTGGAGGTGGTGGGAGAGGTGGATGTGAAGAAGAATAAATAACTTTGACTATCATCGCCGCAGGGAGGCAACTGGCAAAAACCAGTTGACGCCTCCCACTTTTTTTGGTATAATGGGTTGGAGGTATGAGGATAAAATGTCTATTAAGCTTGCATTATTAAAGTCTGGCGAAACAGTTATTTCTGATGCAAAGGAGTTAATATCTGATGATAAGGTTTGTGGATATTTGTTCACTAAACCTCATATAGTGGAATTAAGAGAAACTTATTTGCTTGTAGAAAATACAAAAAATGCTGGAGACAACTTGGAAGTGGTGCTAACTCCTTGGATTGTTCTTACTAGCGATAAGCAAATTCCTGTTCCACCAGATTGGATTGTAACCATAGTAGAACCACTTGATCAAGTTAAACAAATCTATGAGGAAAAAGTAAATGCAGAAAACAGTAAAATGCCTATTACTGAAGGTACATAATGTAATTGTTACTGAAATAGTAGAAGTTGGTTCTGAACTAGGGGAACCAGATTGTAAACTTATAAATCCTTGCAAAATTGATGAGGATGGAAATTTAACTCGTTGGCCTGATATTACTAATCAGACAGAAATGATGATTCATTCTGATAGTATTCTTACTATTGTGGATCCAAAACCAGAAATTATTGAAAAGTACTTTGAATTAACTGCCTGATGTCGCAACGATTTTATACTAATGTTCAAATGGTCGGGGACCATTTCTTGGTTCGTGGTTATGAAAATGGAAGACATTTTATGACCCGTGAGAAATTTAACCCGACTCTTTTTGTTCCTTCAAATAAAAAAACAAAATATAAAACTTTAAATGGGGAATATGTTGAAGAAATTCAACCAGGATCTGTTCGTGAATGTAGGGAGTTCGTTAAAAAATATGAGAATGTAGAAAACTTTAAAATATACGGAAATACTCAATACATTTATCAATATATTTCTGACAACTATTCGGAAGATGAAATTAAATTTGATATTGGTAAAATTAAAGTAACTACTCTTGATATTGAGGTTGCTTCAGAAAATGGATTCCCTGATGTAGAATCTGCAGCAGAAGAGGTTTTACTTATTACAATTCAAGATTATAGTAGCAAACAAATTAGAACTTGGGGTCTTGGACCTTATATGGGTTCTCAAAAGAATGTAATCTACAGGGGGTTCAAGACTGAGTATGATTTATTGTCAGACTTTATAAATTGGTGGATGATTGAAGAAAACATTCCCGAAGTTGTGACTGGATGGAATGTGGAACTATATGATATTCCATATTTGGTTCGTCGTATTGATAGAGTTCTTGGAGAAAAGTTGATGAAACGAATGTCTCCTTGGGGTTTGGTGACAGAAAATGAGACTTTTGTTTCGGGTCGCAAGCAAATCATTTATGATGTAGGTGGAATTAGTCAACTTGATTACTTGAATCTTTATAGAAAATTTACATATAAAATTCAAGAATCATATCGTCTTGACTATATTGCTGAAGTTGAACTTAATCAGAAGAAGTTGGATCACTCCGAATTTGATACGTTCAAGGACTTTTATACTAAGGGTTGGCAGAAATTTGTTGAGTATAATATCATTGACGTAGAACTTGTTGACCGTTTGGAAGACAAGATGAAGTTGATTGAACTTGCTCTGACGATGGCATATGACGCAAAGGCAAACTACTCAGATGTATTTTCACAGGTTAGAATGTGGGATACTATCATTTACAATTATCTCAAAAAAAGAAATATTGCAATTCCACCAAAGGAAAAGTCTGATAAAGATTCACAATATGCTGGCGCTTATGTAAAGGAGCCTATTCCTGGAATTTATGATTATGTTGTTAATTTTGATTTAAATTCACTTTATCCGCATTTAATTATGCAATACAACATAAGTCCTGAAACTTTGGTGGAACAGAAGCATCCTTCAGTAACTGTTGATAAGATTTTGAATCAGGAGATTGATTTTGGACCTTATAAAGAGTATGCTGTTTGTGCAAATGGTGCAATGTATCGTAAAGATGTTCGTGGATTTCTTCCTGAACTAATGGAAAAAATCTATAAAGACCGCACCATCTATAAGAAAAAAATGATTGCTGCGAAGCAAGAGTATGAGAAAAAGAAAACTAAAGAATTGGAAAAGGAGATTGCAAGGTGTAACAATATTCAAATGGCAAGAAAGATTCAACTTAATAGTGCTTATGGTGCCATTGGCAATCAATACTTCCGTTATTTTAAACTAGCAAATGCTGAGGCAATTACTCTTTCTGGCCAGGTTTCAATTCGTTGGATTGAAATTAAAATTAACCAGTATATGAATAAAATTCTTAAAACTGAGGATAAAGATTATGTTATTGCTGTCGATACTGATTCTGTTTATCTTAACATGGGTCCTTTGGTTGAAATTGTATACAAAGGAAGAGAGAAAACTACTGAAGGCATTGTCACGTTCCTTGATAAGGTCGCTAAGGTGGAACTTGAAAAGTATATTGAAAGTTGCTATCAAGAACTGGCAGACTATGTGAATGCCTATGAGCAGAAAATGCAGATGAAACGGGAGAATATTGCTGATCGTGGAATCTGGACTGCAAAGAAAAGATATATCATGAATGTCTGGGATAGTGAAGGTGTTAGGTATGATGAACCTAAACTTAAGATGATGGGTATTGA